GTTACAATCACATCAACTGGCGCAACTGCATCTGCTCCAAAAACAAGAGCGCAATATTCAGCTTGTACGGTTATTTGTACAGCTTCAAACACTTTCACAATCGTAGGAGATATCGCCTAACATGCCTATCATCGGGATTGTAGCAAGCCAAAACTACCCAAGAGCACTAAGTGTTGATTACCTTGTGGTTGCGGGCGGCGGCGGTGGTGGTACGGGAAATGGCGGCGGCGGTGGTGCTGGTGGTTACCGTTACTTCACCTCACAAACTTTAAGTAGTAACATTTCTTATACAGTTACAGTCGGCGGCGGTGGTGCGGGGAAAATGATTGCAGTAGCTACTGGTCGTGGAGTAAGTGGTAATAATTCATCAATATCTGGTAGTGGTTTTACAACTGTTTCATCAACTGGCGGAGGTGCTGGTGGAGGTGGTAGTTCAGAAGGACCACTTACAGGTGGTTCGGGTGGTGGCGGTGGTACTGCTAATGCTACTAACGGAGCGGCTGGCAATGCTGGTGGATACACTCCAGTAGAAGGTTATGCTGGTGGCAATGCTAATGCAACAGCAAACTACGGCGGTGGCGGCGGTGGTGGTGCAGGTGGTATTGGACAAAACACAACAACATCCAAAGCAGGCGACGGCGGAATTGCTGTTGCCAACTCTATAACTGGAACCTCTGTTTACTATGCTGGTGGCGGTGGTGCAAGCGATGATAATAATTCATCTGCACAAGTAGGTTTGGGTGGAGGCACATCTACAACTTCTCAAAAAGGTGGTGCTGGAGATGGTGGAATAGATCTCTTCAGCGGAGGCAATGGTTCAGCAAATACAGGTGGAGGTGCTGGTGGAGGAAATGGCACTTCAGGGGGTGGTTTAAGCAACGGTGGGATTGGCGGGTCAGGCATTGTAGTGTTTTCGTACTCAGGCACTGCACAAAAAGCATCAGGTGGCAATACAATTACAACTTCAGGTGGCAATACAATTCACACATTTACTTCTTCAGGAACGTTTTACACTGGTTGGGGAACCGCTAAAGCGACTGGTGGAGACATTTATACCGATGGTTCATATTGGTATCACGCATTTCGTTCCTCAGGAACATTTACTCCAACAAGCAACTTGACTCTTGAATGTTTAGTGGTTGCGGGCGGCGGCGGCGGTGGCGGTGCTCGTGATGGAGATGCTGGCGGCGGCGGTGGTGGCGCTGGAGGATTGTTATATCATTCAGGAAAATCAGTTACAGCATCTACAGGTTACACAGTCACTGTTGGTGCAGGTGGTGTTGCTGGTCTTAATGGCGTGGTTGGAGCCAATACGCAAGGAGGCGTTGGCCAAAACTCAGTTTTTGATACTATTACTGCAAATGGCGGCGGCGGCGGCGGCGCAAGTGGTGGCGGTAGCGTTAGTGGCAACGGTGGTTCAGGCGGTTCGGGTGGTGGTAGTGGTAGTGATGCTGGCACTGGTGGTAGCGCTACGCAAGGAAACTCAGGCGGTGCTACAGGGTACGGAAATAATGGCGCAACTGGAACGGGAACAGGAAATGCAGGTGGTGCTGGCGGCAGCGGTGCAGGTGGAGCAGGAACAAGTGGAACTGCAAGTGTTTCGGCTGGTACTGGCGGAGTTGGTTTGACAAACTCAACAATAAACACTCTCAATGCCTTCGGTTCTGCAACTTCTACTGGCGAATTATCTGGCGGTAACTACTATTATGCAGGCGGTGGCTCTGGTGGTTCATATAGCACAAGAACAACACCTGCAGGTGGCTTAGGCGGCGGTGGTCGTGGTGGCAATAATTCAGGAAAGCAAACAGCAGAAGCAGGCCGTGAATATACTGGCGGGGGTGGCGGTGGCGCTGGAGATGCTTCTCCAGGCAACGCTGGGGCAGGCGGCAAAGGTATTGTTATTGTTCGTTACGCAATCTAACAAGGGGGTAAGATGAAAGACAATGTTACACAGATCAAAGAGACAAAGTCAACACAGTGCTTCAGCTATGAGGTCTCAATGTTGGTGCATGTGATTGCAGACGACGAAAAAGACGCACGGGCACAACTTGATGAAAAAGGTGGCATTATGACAAAACGAGATGTCAAACTGGTAAACAGCGCCATTCTTTATGGCGAAAAGGAGAAAAGTTAATGGGTCATTATGCAAAGGTTGAAAACGGAATAGTCACACAAGTCGTTGTGGCAGACGGTCCTGACTGGTGTGAACAAAACCTTGGTGGTGAGTGGGTACAAACTTCTTATAACACTTTTGGTGGCGTGCACTCAAGCGGCAAGTTTGCAATTCATAAGAACTACGCTGGAATTGGTTACACATTTGATGGAGTTGGTTTTGCCGCTCCTCAACCTTTTGCTTCTTGGATAAAGAACGCAGAGACTTACCTTTGGGAAGCTCCAACTCCGATGCCAACTGACGACAAGCGATATGCTTGGGACGAAGACACACTTTCTTGGGTTGAAGTACCAACAGAATGAAAAAGGTCGGGGGACCAATGAGATTTCACGTCGTATCACTTCCACACACAAACACAACTAAAGACTTCACAAGTTGCGCATTCACTGAAAAGGTGAGGCGCTTCTGCATTATGATGACAGATCTTGGCCATGAAGTTATTCTTTATGCTGGATCAGAAAATGAAGCACCTGTAACAAAACTAGTAACTTGTATTTCAGAAAATGAAAGACAAGCTGCTGTAGGTAATAATCACTATACTTCAGCTTCATTTGATACAACTTTACCGCATTGGCAAATGTTTAATGGCAATGTCATTAAAGAAATGACCAATAGACTTGAACCAAAAGACTTTATTTGTCTTATTGGTGGATATGCTCACAAACCAATTGCAGATGCGTTTCCAGATCACATGTCAGTAGAGTTTGGCATTGGTTATGGTGGGACTTTTGCAAGATACCGTGTGTTTGAGTCTTATGCATGGATGCATTCGATCTACGCAGGTCATAAAAATCCAACCACAGTAGATGGTGGATTCTTTGATGCTGTTATAAATGGTTACCTTGAGCCTAAAATGTTTCCAAAAGGATCAGGCAAAGGTGACTATTACTTCTATATTGGTCGCATGATTGAGCGAAAAGGTTTTAGAATTGCTCAAGAAGTATGTGAACGATTAGGCAAAAGGTTAATTTTGGCAGGTCCAGGTGATGAAAGAGGCACCGGTTATGGCGAGTTCATAGGCAATATTGGCCCTGAAGAACGAGCAGAACTAATGGGAAATGCCATTGCTTTATTTGCTCCGACTACTTATATCGAACCATTTGGAAATATAGTAGTAGAAGCTCAAACTTGTGGAACTCCGACAATCACGACTGATTGGGGAGCTTTTACAGAAACTAATATCAATGGAATTACTGGTTTTAGATGTAGATCTCTTGCGGACTTTATTAAAGCTGCAGCAGATGTAAAAGATCTTGACAGAGATTTTATTAGAAAACAAGCCATAGAAAAATACTCACTTAAAGCAATTGCACCTAAGTATCAAGATTACTTTGAAAGGTTGTTAACCCTTTGGGAAGACGGCTGGTATCAACTAAGCACAGAAAAGGCAGATAAATGAGTCTATCAAATAGACTGCGTAAAGCAGGAGAAAAAAGATACAACAATCAGTATCTTGAACCTTTTTTACCTGGTCGTAATTTATATGCAACTCCAGCCGGTGTAGAAGTAAACTCTGATAGTGCAATTCGTATGTCAACTGTTTATGCTTGCGTAAGACTACTAGGTGACACTATTAGTTCTTTGCCACTTTCCGCTTATGTCCGTCGTGGACGTTCTAGAATAAATTACGCATCAGTTTACGGTGAAATGCCTGCATGGATTAACAAACCAAATCCTGATTCAACTCGTTTAGAGTTTTATGAGCAAGTAATTTCTTCTCTAAACCTTCATGGTAATGCATTCATTTTAACCGTACGTGACGAAATTGGCGACGTTCAAGAGCTTTATTGCATAAACCCACTGCAGGTTCGTATTCGTCGTCCTGATCCAATGGGTGAAATTGAATACATAGTTACTATAGGACAAAATGCTCAAGATCCTGTAAATCAATTTTATGATAATGCACAGCCATTTGACCCATCTTCAGTTAAAACTATGGTTCTAACAAAAAATGAAATCTTGCATATACCTATGTTTAGACTACCTGGACAATTGCTTGGACTTGGCCCGATTGCAGCGGCCCGTATTACTTTAGGTTCTGCCATGGCCGCAGAAGTATATGCAGCAAGTTATTTTGGAAATGCAGCAAATCCTGGTGGTGTTATTGAATCTCCAGGAGAAATGACCGAAGAACAAGCTGCTGATAGTGCTCGTAATTGGAATATGTCTCACACAGGACCTTATCGTGCAGGAAAGCTTGGAATTCTAACTAGCGGTGCAACATTTAAGCCACTAACTCTAAATGCCGCA